TCTACGCCCTATCGCAAGAAAAATCTAAAATAAAAAATTTACAAGGTCAATATCTAAAACCTATAACATTTAACGATATCAAATCAGCAAGACAATTTAAAAAAGATTATGGCGCTCAATCGCCATTGTTTGGTTTAGAAAGATATCACTATCAATATATTGGTAAGAATTATCCTGACGCAATAGAATGGTCAAAAGACCATATCAAAATATTTACATTAGATATTGAAACAGCCTGTGAAAATGGTTTTCCAGATGTAGAAAATCCTATTGAAGAGTTGTTATGTATCACGGTAAAAAATCAATCTAACAAACAAATTATAACTTGGGGCGTTGGCGATTATCATACAGATAGGCCAGATGTAACCTATGTTAAATGTAGAGACGAAAAACAATTGTTGTTTGAGTTTATGAAATTCTGGTTGAAAAACTATCCTGATATTATTACTGGTTGGAATACAAAATTCTTTGACTTGCCTTACTTAATGAATAGAATAAAATTAATGGCAGGTGATAAAGTTGCAAATAGAATGTCGCCTTGGAACTTAATCAATCGTGATGAGATTGTTGTAAGAGGCAGACCACAAACCGTTTATCAATTATTCGGTATTGTAATGTTAGATTATCTTGACTTGTATAAGTGGTTTATACCAACAAGACAAGAAAGTTATAGATTAGATTTTATTGGCGAACTAGAATTAGGTCAAAAGAAACACGAAAATCCTTTTGAAACATTTAAAGATTTTTATACTAAAGACTTTCAAAAGTTTGTAGATTATAATATTCAAGATGTTGAAATAGTTGACGCATTAGAAGATAAGTTAGGTCTTATTGATTTATCATTGACCGTTGCATATGAATCTAAAGTTAATTATGACGACATATTTTCGCAAGTTAGAGTTTGGGATACCTTGATTGCAAACCACTTGATGAAAAAGAACATAGCTGTGCCACCAAGAGAAGAACACTCTAAAGAAACAAAATACGAAGGCGCATATGTAAAAGAACCTCAACTAGGCGGCCATAATTGGATTGTGTCGTTTGATATAAACTCACTATATCCACATATTATTATTCAATATAATATTTCACCGGAAAAAATTATCGGTTCGTCTAGTAAGGGTGTATCTGTAAACAAAATGTTAAATAGAACACCACTAGATTTCTTAAAAACTGAAGGCGCTTGCTTAACACCAAATGGTGCAATGTTTAAGAATGATAGTCAAGGCTTTCTACCTGAAATGATGGAAACAATGTACAATGAACGTGTTGTATATAAGAAAAGAATGTTGAAAGCAAAACAACAATATCAAAGAACTAAATCACCTGAACTAGTAAAAGAAATATCTCGTTGTCATAATATACAATGGGCAAGAAAGATTGCCTTGAACTCAGCTTATGGTGCAGTAGGTAATCAATACTTTAGATATTATGACGTTAGACAGGCGAGTGGTATTACAACTGCTGGTCAGTTTATTATTCGTTTTATAGAAGATAAAATGAACGAATATTTAAATAAAGTATTACAAACGCAAGGTAAAAAAGATTATATTGTTGCGTCTGATACAGATTCAATTTATGTTTGTTTAGATAAACTTGTTGAACAAACTTGTAAAGGTAAAACAGATGATGAGATTGCAGATTTTATAGGTAAAGTTTGTGATAAAAAATTAGAACCATATATTGAAAAATGTTTTGCAGAGTTAGCTGATTATTCAAATGCTTTTAAAAATGCAATGGTAATGAAACGAGAAGTTATTGCCAATAAAGGTATATGGGTGGCAAAGAAAAGATATATGTTAAATGTATTAGATGAAGAGGGTATTAGATTATCAAAACCTAAATTAAAACTTATGGGTATTGAGGCTGTTAAATCATCTACACCACAGGTTTGTAGAGGTAAAATTAAAGACGCAATTAAAATTATTATGTCAAAAAAAGAAAGTGATTTACACGATTTTGTTGCAGAGTTTAAAAAAGAATTTAAAGAATTACCACCAGAAGCAATTGCTTTTCCTAGAAGTTGTAATAATTTAAGAAAGTACCGTGATAATGCTAATATCTTTATTAAAGGCACACCAATTCACGTAAAAGGTGCTCTTATATATAATCATCAAGTAAAAGAGTTTGGTTTACAAAACAAGTTTCCTTACATACAAGAAGGCGACAAAATTAAATTTATCAAACTAGTAGAGGCAAATCCTTTTAAGTTTGATGTTATAAGTTATATAACTAGTTTACCAACAGAGTTTAAATTAAAACCATATGTTGATTATGAAACACAATTTGAAAAGACCTTTTTAGACCCAATGAGATTTATATTACAAGCTATCGGTTGGGAACACGAACCAAAGGCAAGTTTAGAGGCATTTTTTGGATGAAATTATTTAAGAATAAGATAGACGATTTTTTTAAATGGGTAAAAGGCACAGAGTTAGTTGAACTAACAGACATAGATGTATCAGAGGATCCTGTAAGACCAGAATTAGATTTAGAGTGGCGTTTATTTGCAGAAAGAAAAATTTATGGTTTAAAATATGAGAACAATATTGAGGCAATTGTTTGTGTTGCATATACAAATGAAGTACCAACAACTATTAGAGAAATGGATTATATGAGTCAAGTTGCTTGTCAAGATGGTCAATGTGGTAAAATAGCTGTAGCATATACGGTATGGTCAAGAAAACGAGGTGCAGGCAGAGAAATAATTAATAAGTTATTTGACTTTTTAAAATCTGAAAGAGTTGAAACAAAAAGATTGGTAACTTTATCACCACTTACACCAATGGCCACACACTTTCATATTAGTAATGGTGCAAAACAAATAGCAATAAATGATACAACACAAAATTTTGAATATAAATTATGACAACATTAGATATTATAATATTTTATCTTGTTTTATATTGGTCTTTTAATATAGGTAGATTTTTTGCTTATTCACAAATAAAATTATGGCAGTTTTTATTATTATGTTTTTTAGTTAAAATGATTGGTATGGCCTATGTTTCCTGATAAAAAATATGGTGTGATATATGCAGACCCACCTTGGTATTTTAAATCAAGGTCAAAGAAAGGTGAGGGTAGAAATCCTAATCAACACTATAATTGTATGGAGTTATTAGATATATGTAATCTACCTGTCAAAAATATATCTGCTGATAATTCAGTTTTATTAATGTGGGTTATTGACCCTATGTTAGACCTTGCGTTTGATGTAATAGAAGCCTGGGGTTTTCAATACAAGACCGTAGGTTTTACTTGGGCAAAAACAAATAAAACCAATATGGGTATGTTTACCGGTTTAGGATATTGGACTAGAGGTAATCCAGAAATGTGTTTACTTGCAACAAAAGGTAAACCAAAAAGAATTAACAAAGACGTAAAACAATTAGTAGTATCGCCAAGAGAGGAACATTCAAAGAAACCTTTATTGCATAAAGAAATAGAAAGACTTGTACCGGGCCCCTACATTGAATTGTTTGCAAGAAAAAAACCTTATGATAATTGGGATTATTGGGGTAATGAAGTATGACATTTTTACTACTTGCCTTTTATCTAATTATCTGTTATAGTATACCGTTATTTTTATTATGGAATTGGAACAATGAAGACTCTAACTAAAGAAGAAGCACTACATTGTGCTAATGTATTTACCAATTATTTCGGCCAGTTTAATCGTATAGACCAATATATGCGTGACCAAAAAATGGCACAAATAGAAACAATACCACAACCACTTCCAGGTATGGGTTTAGATTCAGATATGTTTGATGACTTTGATATGTCACCAGAGGTTATGGATTTAGAAGTTGTTGAATTAGATAATGATACTTGGGACACTTGTATTAATATGATATCAAGTCATAGTAATATGGTTTCTATTCCTGGTAAAACATTAAAACTTGCAGTAAAAGAAAAGAACACAGGTAAGTTTGTAGGTTTTATGAGATTTGGTTCGCCTGTAATTAATATGAAACCTAGAAATACTTTACTAGGTAATATACCAGAGTTAACTTCATTTAACAAAACTACCATTATGGGTTTTGTAATTGTGCCAACACAACCATTTGGTTTTAATTATCTAGGTGGTAAATTATTGGCCGCTCTATGTTGTTCACAC